AGCCCATCGGCGAACGGTAAAATTGGCAACAAAATTGGAAACGAAAAATAGAATCCATTAGAGCCGCAACATGTTTCAAGAATAATGTGCTGGGTTCGATTCCCGTACGGGTCACCATGCAGAAAAAGCCCTAGAAATTAATTCTAGGGCTTTTTTATTGCTTTATCAGCTATATTCCCGCGTTCTCCGAACTATTCTGCGTGAAAATATTACCACAGATTTTAATATTTTTCCGCGTGCGGTACGTTTTTAGGGTGCAAATTGGCAACGGATTGGCAACGGAATTTTGCCGCTCATTCTCTGAGCCGCCGCATAATCGCCGCGTATTCTTTGGGGTATATCAGTCGAACGCACTCCATGTGTTCGTCCATCACTTCTAACAGCCGTTTCATTCCCGCTGAATTTGCGGCAATTGCAAACTCGCTCCCGGATATTTCATCATTTTGTGGCGCAGGAGCGGAGGAATACAAGCTTGCGGGAGAAACATCAGCAGAGCGGGAATATTCCGGGAACAGGTGATCTAGAATGGTATAGCACGAGGCCATTAACTGGCATGTCGCCGCCGTCGGGCGCTTCACTGCTTTGCATTCTTCGATTGTTTCCAGTAAATCCCGCTCTGCCAACATTTTTTAATCCTCCATACAACGGACGGCCTTTTCCAGAGCCTCTCGCGTCCGGCTGTCCGGCGCTTCATCAATCATGCGCCGCAGCTTATCCACCATATCTTCCTTGGCGTCTGCGCGGCTGTAGCGTCCCATGCTATCACGTTTACGGCCTCGATAGCTCACGCCGTCCCGGTAATCGGCTCTATAGCCATCCCGTCCATAGTTGCCCATAGCGTACCAGTCCCCGGCGTTACTGTATCCTTCGCCCATCATGATCTTATCCAGATTTTTCATGGTGTGCGTCAGCTTGTCCACGGTTTCCAGATCACCGGCAGACAGTTCGCCTTTTTCGGCGATTTCGTCCAGTTCCCGGCAAAGTGTATCTCTCAGCTGTTCCCAGTGCTTCATAATTTCACCTCCTAGGCCACGCGCTCAATCATCAGATTGGCGTTGGCAACATCGATTGCCTGCGCGGAGACATTGCGCACGGATAACGCTACGCAGCACCCACGGGGAACATCCACAAACGCGGAGGTCGCCACGTTGAATGCATCTCCCACGGCGGCGGGTGTTGCCGTCGCCGTAGTGGTGGGAAGCGCTTCACCGCCCAGCGCCAGCGCTACGCTGATAGCCCCAGCGGTTCCGCCGGTAGGCACGGAGATGTTTCCCACGAAAAGCACGCGATACCGCGCAATCGGGGAACATCCATTGCAAATGCCCCGAAGTGTCACCAGCCCAGCGCCTTCACGGTGAACAACATACCCCCGCCCGCATTTCACCGGCGCATCGGTAAACAGCACGTTTTGTCCGGCGGGCACCGCCTGGACAGCGTTCGCAGTAAGTTCAACCGCCATTGTTTAACCTCCCTTTGTCGGCGCTGGGCGGTTGTAGCCAAAGCCAAACCCGCCAGCGCTTAAATTATTCATAACGCGGGTAACCGTGTCCGCTTCGTTGCGTGTCAACCCGTCCGCGTCCTTTACCAGGCTACAGTAATCCCGCAGCTCGGCAATGGTGAGCCTGTCCAGATCGATTTTGCCGATGTGGTTAATCAGATTGGCCTTGATCTCCGCAATGCCCATCTCGCCGCCCTCCTTACGCCACGCTGCCGCATCCGTAGCCGTTACCGTAGCAGCAGTTGGGATTCTGCACCTGATAAGCGGGAACCGGGCGGGGATTGTAGTACGCGAATTGGTTCTCCACATAGCCCTTGATCGTGAGATTCTGGGCATTCTGGGAAGCGGCCAGCTGCGCCATAAAGAGCTGCTGATTCTGATCGGCGATTTTCTGATCTTTCGCCGCCAGCTCCTGGGCAGTCAAGCGCTGGTCGATGGAGCGGAAACCGCAGTTCATAGCGTCGATAATGTCCCGGGTGGTGTTCTGGATGGTGTTCCGGGTGTCGCAGCTCTGGGTAGCCATGTTGTAATTTACGCCCTGGATAGCGGCGCGATTTTCGCAGCAGCACTCCTGATTTGCCATCTGCATCTGGAAAAGCTGCTGCATCAAGGCGGCCTGCTGATTGCACCGGGAAAGCTCCGCCGCCTGGAAACCGTTGCTGATATTCTGGTTCACGCCTGCAAACCCATTGAGCATACCGGTATTCATGGCATAGAAGCCGTCGCAGACGCCGTTGTTCACGCTGTCAATTTTCCGCTCGATGTTGGAAAAATCGGACGCGAGAACATACCCGTCCACCACGCCAGCGCCGGTACCACGACCGCCGAAGCCTCCACCCCAGCCGTTGCCGCCCCAGCCAAACAATACGGCAAACAGGACAATCCAGATGAACCATTCACCGCCCCAGCCTCCGCCATAGCCGCCGTTGTTGCCATCGGTGACAGCTCTGATATCAGCGGGGGTCATTTCACTTGCTGTAATACTCATTTTGTTCTCCTTTCAAAAGATGAAAAATATAACAAAATCTGGCCAGATTATTGTTTACCTTCTAGGCGCTCCGAAGCCGAACATGCCCCGGAATTGCTCAAACTGCCCCTGCATCTGCTGTGCCATTTGCTGGGCTTGGTTAAGCTGCTGCTGGTTTACACGTCCGCTCTGTACAAGCTGATTAAGCAGCTGCTGCGGGTCTTGCCCCCTCATCTGCTGCATAAATTGGGGGAATTGGGAAATCATCTGCATAGGATTAGGCATCATTGCGTTTTACCTCCGCTTTCTTGGCATCGCGTTTTCCATCTGTCAGCTGGTTCAGCCGTTCCTCTACAGCAGAAAGCCGCTGCTCAAATCCTGCGCTGACTGCCTCCGGGGTAGCTCCTACGTCCCGGATTTTGTATTCATACGCTACAATCGGCATTGGTCGCCCTTGCGCGTCCGTCCGCTTTTCGTAGAATACAGGCTTATTGCTGTCCCAGAGCCGCACAAATCCGTTTGCCGTGACGATAAACGCCTCCGCCGCAGATTCCGAAGCTACCCAAATTCGGTCATCAAGGGGCGGCTGTTGGCCTTGGACGGGTATCTGCGGTTGCCCGATGGGCATTTGCGGCTGGAAATAGTTGGGCTGAAAATAGCCGGATTGGTAGTTGGGCTGCATATAAGGATTTGCCATCATTCACGCCTCCAAAAATAGATAGGATTTTCGTCCATTGAGTTCCAAGTATCGTACAAAACGCCGTTTTCCACGGCAACAACGTGGTTTTTCAGCGCGACAACGTAGATCCCGTTAGGGTATTCCCGGATAAAATCGCCTACGGTGTAGCAATCCGGGCATTCCGCCGGGATTGCCGCCCGCCTGAATCCGTGCCGCCGTAACACCGCGCCCCATACGTTATTTGCGCTAGGCATATCGCATTGAGTCAGCCCCTCGCTGGCCAGCTCAACGTATGATTGATACCAGTCAATTCCCAGAGCCTTTGCCACAGCTCTAACTGCGCAATCGCCGACTTTCGCGGCGCGGGGATTTGGATTAAAGCTTTGAAATTCAGCCATAGGCAACGCCCCCTTCATGCCTATAGAATAACAAAAAAATCGGTAGGGAAACTCTCGTTTCCCTACCGACTTACAATCACATATCCTTCAAAAAACTATCAGAAGTCTATGTTTTTGGGGAGTATGTAGCTATACTCCTGCACACTGTTATAGGAGTTTTTCAACTTCCTAATGTACCTATCTAATGTGGCAAGGGACATGCCGTAAGCGTGGCACTGCTGTACACGGCTCCATCCGGCGGCTCGGGTGCGGATGATTTTTTCCTCTAGCGGCGTGAGAATTGCCAGAGAACAGAACTCATCCAGAATTACCCGATTCCACGGGACTTTATCCACTTACCACATCAGTCCTCCTTGGGGGAACTGTAGGTTCTTGCCTGTTTGCTGTCAGCGATACCGGCGGTGGTAGGATCATTGACCACGCCCAGAATCACCAGCAGGGCAAACACGGCGTTCACCACGGCCAGAAGCTTGTCGCCGATTTCGCCCAAGTCCAGCGTAAATCCGAACAGGGCGGCTACCGTCTGCACCAGCAGAAGCAGCGCGGGAATCGCGGCCAGCCAGAAGTTCTTGTTCTTGATACGTACAATCCAGTTAATCATTTTGTTTTCCTCCTTATTCTTCCACAATTTTCCGATTTGTGGATTTGATGTAGAAGTCCTCGTAGAGTTCCTGCTTGTCTCCGTTGTATGTGTATTCCACATACACACCATCACCGGAAACGGTGGTCGAAAGCAACGCTTTGTAGTTCTGCAACGTCTTGCACGCCCAAACTACAAATACATTGCTGAGATCGATTTGCGTGGATTCTCTCGTTGTGGCATTGTAATGCTCCACGAGCTTTCGCTTGCACACGCTCTGAAAGTGATCCATTCCTGTGATAATCATTTTTTGTTTTCCTCCTTAAAAATCAGCCCAGCCCAAGCCGAGCAAGAATAAACCCTACGACAGCGGCTACGACGATGTAGATAACCCTTTCCACCACCGACTTCCACCGCTTGCCGGGTTCGGATTTCAGCTCCTGCACGTCCGTGCATAGGCCGTCAACCTTCTCCCCGGTAACTTCCACCTTCTCCGCCATCACCGCAACAGACGTTGCCAGCGTGTTCACCGCTTCCGTGTGCCGTTCCAGCGCGTCCAGACGGTGGGAGTTGGATTTGCTCCGCTGTTCTACCGCAGAAAGCCGCCCGGCGATTTCCGTTTCATCCATTGGCATACTCCCTTCTCAGCCGTTCCAGCGGCTGTACTTCCCGTTGTCTTCGTGAATGCCCCATCCGTACAGCCCCAGGCCACCCCGCCCGGGGATTTTCTCGGCCTGTACCTCCTGGGCTATGGCATACAGCTTCTCCGTGGAGATAGCCCCTGAGAGGTCTACAGCCCGCCCCGTGGTGTGCAGGGAGTTGGATACTCCGCCCACTTCGGCGTTGTGCCGCTTGCACCGCACACCGGAATTTACATTCAGGGGAACCCCCGCCCTGCGGCGTATCTCATCCGCCATGCGGACGGTTTCCTCTGCGGGTTCTGCGGGGAAGCCGTTGCAGTATTTCCCGCCGCACTGGCACCGGAACTCCTCCCGGGTGAAGTACCGGATATCATCCCAGAACGTCCCGGTTTTCGGCGTGTCGCTGCTTTCCGGCTTCTCCACCTTTACCGCCGTCCCGGCAATCGCGCCAATCAGCATTTTCTGGGTAGCCGCCCCCGGAATCCCATCCACGGTAAGCCCGTAGTCGGCCTGAAACGCCCGGATTGCCCCTTGGGTATTCCTGCCCTCAATGCCGTCAATCGAGCCGGGAGAATAGCCAAGGTAAGTCAACAGGCACTGAATTTGCTTTACCGTCATACGTTCACCTCTTCCCAGCCCTGAGGGTATGCGGACGGCGACCATACATTATTGTCCAACGTGGAGCGGTACACTTTACTGTCCTCCGTGCAGCAGTCGCCCTTATTATAGGGGCTAGTAGACATAGCGACGAACGGCAACGCTTTTGCTGGGTCGGTGCTCCAAGCAAACCCCCACTGCGCTGGAAGTTCCTCTGGCTCCTGAGTGTAGATAGTGCTGTCATAGGGCTGCACCAGCCGCACCACACGGCCAGCAGATGACCGGCACACAAACCCGGCCTTGCGCTCCAACATGTTTTTGTTTGCGACAGCGGCCTTGAAACTAGGAATATCACTATCCGCCGCGTTCAGTTCGGTGCCTGTCATGTCTGGGGCTTTCTCCTGCAAGGCAAGCGCATTTGCACGCCCCTGGGCATACATGATGCTTTTTCTTTCCTCTTGTGTCACAGACTGTCAACCCCTTTCTTATAAGCTTCATCCAGCTCTTTAAGCTGTTCCTCACCGCCGCTGGCTTTTATCTCCCTGATTTTTTCAAGGATAGCGTTTTTACGCTCTTCGATGGTCATCATGCGTTATTCACCCCCAGAGCGGTTTCAATTTCAGTCAACGCAGATTCATATTCGATATTCTGAGCAACAACCGTCTGATACTGTTCCCTCTCATACTCCCGCTGAGCGGCGTCCAACTCTGTCCACGGCTTCCACGGAGCGATCATCTCACCAGTGAACACCATACCATCAGCACGCGTCCACGTCTGACCAGCTGGGATGAAGCGATAGCCCTCAATGTAAGCATTACACTTACCATCGAAGGCATCCGTTTCAATCGCTGTCATCGTACCATCATTGGAGGCGTGACATTTGAAATCGGAATCAATGTAAATCATCATTCTTCACCCCATATCTCAGATATTGTCAGCGTCGTCTTGATGTATCCTCCAGTGGTTATCCATATACCAACATATCCCGCGGTTAAAGCTGAAACGTCGACAGAATACTCGCCGGTTGCAAGGATCTTCATATCTGCAGCAAATGTTGGGCTTTGCTTGGTAGGCCGTTCATTTGCCACCACAAGACTGAATCGGAACTTATGTGTATTGCCCTCTTTGTCCGAGTATGCGGTATTACCAATGCCCGTTATTTTGAATTTCAGAGTATTTACTCCAGTCAGATCAATCGAGTTATTTGTGAATGCATTTGCATATCCTACACTGCCACCCCATACTTCTGTAGATAATAGCATGCTATCGGCGTTTAGAGTAAGTACGCCGTCAAAGCTTCCACCAGTCGAGGGATGCTTGGATACTGACCAGCCTCCGGTTACTGCATTATAGGTATTTCCTCTTTTATACAGCCAGAGCAAATAGCTAAGCTCAATAGCCACGATTTGACCATCTGTAGTTATAGATACAGTTTCACTTGTGTTTTCTACCCCATCTGTAGCAGCTGCAGTCCAAGTCCCGGCGTTCGGTACGATGCAAGCCCATGTACCACTGGTGTCAGGGGCGGATAGAGTCGTTGTGCCATCAGAGCAAGTACAGGTCGAACCGGCGGGATAGGTGATGTTGATGGTTGCGGAGAAAAAAGCGATCACGGTTGAATAATTGGTGGTAACGACAACAGGCTTAGACGAGGTTTGCGACCCATCTGTAATCGCAAGTGTCCACGTCCCGCTTGCAAGCCCCTTGAAGACCACCACACCGCTCGTGCCGGAGTTCTTGGTTTTTGTCTTGCCGTCCTTGGAAACAGTCACCGTGACGTTCGCCGGGGCTGTGACGGTAAGTGTGCCGCCGGAACCACCGCCCCCGGTATTTACTCTGCCAATCATGCGCTTACACCGCCTTTCCAGCAAATAATGGTGGGAATTGTAATTGCCGATTCCGGGGCGCTTGCGGCATACAGATACACACCGCCGTTGTAGGTAGCCGCAACAGGAGCAAAATTGCCGTCAATTGCGTCTGCCACGCCAAGAACCACCTCTGGAATCATGGAGTTCAGAACTCCCGTCAGCGCGATAGCCGCACGGAATGGGTAATCCTGATATGTAGAATCAGCCACAAACGCGGATACCGGCACACTGGTATTCGTGAACAGGAGCTTTTTCAGCTCCACCGCCGTACCGGCTTCCAGGTCTGCCAGCTCCCGGTTGATGGAATCCAGAACCGATGTGGCTTGTGCCGTAGTATCATCAAGCGCATCTTTTACTTGTGCCTGCGTTTCCTGCAAAAGTGTGGAAAACTGACTTTGCATCGTGCTGGTATCAATGCCCACCTTTTCCGTCACCAGTCCGCACACCGAAGCGTCAAGCCGCTCATCCGTAATCATGGAAGCGGTGATAGCGGTTGTACCGGCTGCAACGGAAATCCGTGCAAGGCTGATCTGCCGGATTGTGCTGTTGTTTGTCAGTGCCGGGGCTACTGCCTTCCCAGATTTTGCGCCTTTCAAGATTTTCACTTCCGGATAGTCCACGAAGTTTGTGGTTTTCCACTCCACGATTACGCGATCGATACGGTTCAAAACGCCGTCTGCCGCGTCAACGGGAAGGTGCAATTTGGCGCCGTCAACGGATTCATTATCAATCCACCAAACAATGCCGTTCCTGCCGGAATTTGCCATCCATCCGGTGCCGTCTGAGACTTCCACCGCCATTCCCGGCGTGGAAAGCGCCTGCACGGAGGCATTGCTGCCAGCAGCAAAAACGCCAGATGTGCGGCCATGGTGCCAGCGCATAACGTCTTCTGCGCCTATGTATGTATCTTGGTTATTCGGGAAACTTTTGATATTAGCCATTTAATTTCATTGCCCCCAATGCTGTAAGAATAGGGTCGCCCAGGATAACTTCTGTCCGGGCTTTGTTGCTGTCCAAGGTGTACTTAATGCCCGTAATCCGGGCGCTGAACGATACCCCGAACCGGGCAGATACGCACGATACAATGTCCCCCAGAGCGTAATACTTGCCCAGATCTTCCGGGTCGATGGATACAGAAAAGGATTTTCGCCGGATTCGCTTTCCCAGCTCCATTTGTCCATAAGCACGCGCACGGGCTTTGCAATCGGCCGCAGATTCGTCATTTTCCTGCCGAACGGCTGTCTTAAACCAAACTTCCCGGCGATTGTCCCCGGTGACGTCACCAACAATCTCAACAAAAGTGTTGTCTGTGCCGCTAAGGCTTCCTTGCACATAAGCCACATTGCAAAGGGTTGAATCGTCGTCGTTAATTACAAGGTCTTTTGCGCTTCCCTGTTCCTCCGAAAAGACAATAGCGTGAATGCCAGCCGTCAGGTCACGCCCCTTGTAAAGGCGGAAAGTGTGTGTCATATCGTCGGGATTCCACTCCATTGTGTGGCCTATGCCCTTTTCTTCAAGAAACGGGATGATTTCATCCAGCAAATTCCCGCCAATGAAAACATTGTCCGTTTTATCGGTCATCCCGGTTGCCTGTGCAACCTGAATCCTTGTCATTCCCCGGAGATTGTCGCTTATCAGCTTGTACACGCCCGTCTCGATAGTTGTCATGTGGTATTCCGATGCAATGATGCGCTTATTCAAAAGCCAGTTTGCGGTGTATCCGTTCGCCGTTATGCGGTTCGTGGTCGTGTCAATCTTTGTGTTTTCTATCACAAATGTTACGTTTCTGCCCGTATCATACAGGATATTTCCGACTTTCAGCACGTTAATGTTGTAGTCGCTTACCGGCGCAACCAGTATCAGCTTTCCGATATCGTTGTAGTAAATATTCATGATAACACTGATTGCGTGCCGGATTTCGTACCGGGTGGAAAAGTCCTCTTTATAGATTTCAAATCTCATAGCGCGATCCCCACGATCTCCGTTGCGAAATCAATATCCACCTGCAAATTCGCAAGCCCGCTTGTCGCTTCCGGCTTCAACACATTATCCCCAACTTCCAGCTGAAACAAAGTGCTTTTCAGGCTTAACGCGCCCCGGCAATCTCCGTCAACGGATGACGTTACAGTTGTCCGATCGTGCGTAATCTCTACAATCAGCCGCTCCCCGCTGACAATAGTTTTATTTATCAGCAGAAATTTTCCCGTCGCGGCGTTGGTGATTTTGGGATTTTCCACATCACCGCTTGCCGAAAGAGTAGCAGTAAACGGGACGGGGACTTGGCCGCGATTCTCCACATTGATAAATTTTGCTTCAAACAGCTGGCCGAAACGATACGGCCTTGAAATGTTCCACGGGAATTTGAATAGCTTTTGAATGCCGGACAACGTTACCGCTGCGGAATCGTCCTTGCACCAATACGGATACGCCGCCAAAAGGGAAAACTGGAACTGTGCGCCCCATTGTTTCGCCTCAATGCTGGGTGTTGCCGTAGGCCAAACATTCAGATAGTAATCATCCGCGTATAGCTTTCCGGAAATGTCGGGGCGGATGACGGAAAGCAGCTTTTCTTTATTCACTGCTTGCCCGTCTCCCACCAGATACCCGTTGACATTTACAGGCCGGGGTTGAACGTTTTTGCTCTGAATCGTCGCGCCCGTCTGGTTGATGCCTTTCGCCTGGGACAGGGCTACCGTTACCGTATCAATGCCCGTGGGCTTATTGATAAGATATCCTCCGGCATAATCAAAGGTAACGCTATCCCCGTTTTCGTTCACGTAGCGGAACAATTTGCTTAAATTGTTGAAGTTCGTCAAATTGTCCACCTCGCTTGTGTGAAATAAGCCTCTGTGGCTGCTGCCAGCTCCACTTCGGATTGCACAGGAGAATTAATATTCTGGATAATTGTCACGCCACGTCCACCACCAGCAAAGCCCACTCCGTCGTAGTCCACCCCGCCGGATGCACCAGCCGGTTTTCCAGCCCTATATGCTCGCGCTTCCTCGGCAGTGAGAACTTTTTCCCCCTTGTGGAGGCGTACCAGATAATCGTCGTATGGTACATAATCAAGGCCGCTCTTTGCTCCGGGAACGTTGCTCCCTTTGATATTGGCCTTTATCGTGAGCGTGTAGTTGGCAAAGCTATTTGTCAGCCGTGATTTCATCTGGGAGGCGAGAGAATCCAGCTTATCCAAAACTCCCGGCGTGCTGCTGTCGATACCGGCAACCAGACCACTCATGGTATTGGTTGCCGCCTCTGTAGCCGCCGCCTCCTGGTCAAGATCGCCGACCTTTTCCACGTAGCTGTCTGCAGCTTCCTGCATACGAGCGTTCACATTCTCCACCGCCAACGCCAATCCATCGGAAGTTTCGGCTCCTGCGGCCTCATATGCAGAAACATTATCCATAAGCTCCGCAAGTTTTTTGCTTAGCCCCTCGGTGCCGCCGGACATATCTTCTAGTTCATCACGTAGCCCTGCAAGGAATCCGGCCTGTTCCCCCGTACTCATGGACGCGAGATATTGAGAAAGTCCGTCAACGCTAATGCCTGCAAGGTCTGCTTTTTCGGAAACAAATGCAAAATCTTCATCGATCTGCTGAAGAACTTCGGTATTTCCTTTAAGATTACCCATGAAATCGTCCCACGACATTTTTGCAACTTCTATTTGGGAAGTAAATGCGGACCCCACATCATGCAGCCCGTTATAGATGGTGGTATAGGTATTCTGGTAATCCTCCAAAATGGACTGTGCGGCGGCGGCGTATTCCTCAGAAGCAGCCTTTATCACATTTGCGGGCTTTGCCGCTTCCTCGGCGGCGGCCTGCTCCTGCGCTTCCAAATCGGCAAGATTCTGCTTCGCCTGCTTTATGGCTTCGGCTAATCTCTCCATCTCGACGGTGTCACCGCTGAAACCAGCATCCGACGAGAACGCTTCCAGTCTGGCTTTTGAAGCTTCCTCGTACTGCTGCTCAAGCTCTTCTACCTTTGCGCGTGCTTCTTCCACCGTCTGCGGCTCTCCGGCCAACTCTTTGACGAAATCCTTGTGCGCCTTGGTTGCCTTGCCGATGCCAATCGCCAGAGCCGCAACAGCAGCGGCAATCAAGCCAATGGGGTTCGCGTTTATAGCCGTATTCCATGCATACTGCGCCGCAGTTGCAAGGGAAATCTGGCCGGTGAGTACGCCAACGGCTATTTCACTGACGGAAAATACGCCATTCAGTGTGGCTTCTGCAACGGCCGCTTTCCCGCTTTCCGCTGTGAAGAACGCAAGCGCCGACGCATTTGCCGTGAATATCGTGGCGATATTTGCAATGGCTTTTCCGGCCATACTCGCCCCGATTGCAGTACCGGCAACGGTTGCCGCTGTGGCCGCGAACTCAAACGCCGTGACGAGAAGATCAATAGCGCTATTCGTTTCACGGAGATACGAAATAGCTTCTGCCGTGGCCGCTCCAACACCGGTAACGATTTGCTGTACACGGGGTATAATGTTCCGTCCGGCTGTAAATACGCTGTCTACAAAGTCCTTGGTAAGTCCTTCCATGTCGGCGCTGCTGTCAGCCATGCCGGTAGCCAGATTCTGCCATGCCGCTTTCATGGATGCCGTGGAACCCTCGATGGTGCCCGCCGCTTCATTTGCCGCATACCCCGCAAGCCCCTGCATTTCGATATAATCCACAAGCGCGGCCTGACAGTCAGCCAGATTGTCAATGGTATAGGCAGTGGCTTCGCCGTTTTCCGCATTCCACTCGTTCACCTTATCAATCAGCTGCTGGAACCCCTCTTTTGTGGGGGTAATACCTAGCTGCAAATTATCCAGCATCGTGAAGTTGGATTTCATAATGCCGTTAAAGGCATTCTGTACGGCTTCTTGGGTGTTTCCGGTTGCCGCCACAACGTCGGCCTCGGCAGTGATAACTTTGTCGGCGAGTTCGGCGGCGGCCTGCACATTGCCGCCAAGGGCGGTTTTCAGGCCGGTAGCAAATCCATTCACCTGCTGCAAATAATCGTTCTGGCTCATTTGCACGGACTTGTAGGCGTTTCTTGCTTTCTCCGCCACAAAATCGTAAGCGTCGCCGAACATCAGCTGTGCGCCACCGGCTAACTGCTCATACCGCGCATAACTGGTGTAGGCCGCTTTGCCAACGTCTGCAACTACTCCGGCAAGCTTCTTTACTCCGGCGATAATCGCGCCGCTGGCAAGGTTGGCTTTCAGAACGTCGGCGAATGTGCTTGTTTTGTTTTCAGAATCCTTTAGTTTACGCTCATATTCATCTGTATCCAGCGAGATCGTCGCAAACAGCTCGAATACATTAGCCGCCATCCTGCCCACCGCCTTTCGTCACCAGTTTCAGCCCGGCATTTTTCACCACATCCGCCACGACATCCTCCGCAGACCGGCTTTCCTCCGGCTTTGGATTGATGATATCCTCGTATCCAATAGATAGATACAATCGCTCATCACGCCCCGCCGTGTTTTGCGTTATCATCTGGATACCGTCGGTAATGTAGCGCCGAAGAATTTCGCGTTCGCATTGCTTTTTCAACTCCATGGGAAGAATGGAGAGGTACGCCCTCGCCCGTACTCTGGGGAGGGCGCACAGCGCGCTGATTATTCGCTCTGCTCCCCACGCCCCCACGATTTGAAAAAACTCAGCAGTTCCTTATCGTTGGAAAGCTCCTTAATCTGCCAAAGCGTCGCCATGGTACTCTGCGCGGCCACTTCCTCAATGCTCTTTTCGCCCATGATGGACAAAATAGCATAAATGTCGGCGCGGTGCGTTTTCAGCAGCAGCGGAACAACGGTGGTAATCCTCTGCGCACCAATCAGCATAACGCCGACTTTTGTGGAGTTTTTCTTGTCCACCGGCTTGCCGATGGCGTTCATGATTTCCTCATCAGAAACGAGATTCACAATGTGCGGGGTGATCTCGCACAACACGTCCAGGCACTCGTCCGTGCCAAGTTGAGATAATTTTCTCATGCTTAGCCTCCTACATCGTAGCGGATTCGGCCTCTCCGGCCTTTACGTAAATCTCAAAAGGCGGCGTATCCTGCGCCGTGATGGAATAATGGCCGGTGAACTCGAACGCGAACTGGCCTTTGCTCTTGTCACCGGTTTTCAGCTGGAAACCGCCAGTAGAAAGGCCGCTCAGCATATGGATGGCCAGATAGCCGCCCTTTTTCGCGCCGTTTTTATCGGAGTAGTCGGCCACAAGCCAGATGTCCTTGAAATCCTCGGCGGCAATATCGTTTCTGGGCGTGATTTTCCCGACGGCTTCATCAGCGGCGGCTACCATCGTTTTTGCGTTAGTGGCATTCATGGATGCAAAAGTGCCGCTAAGCTTCACCTCCCAGCCTTCCAGCCGTTTCAACTCCTTTGTGTTCTTCGGACAGTTATCAATATCCTCGCCGAAATCAGAGAAGCTGGGCGTTGCCGCGAAGGCCAAGCCGCCGCTGGTAGCGCCTATGATATCGGCATTGTCATACTCCGCCGTATCGGGCGAAAAGGCTGAAAGCAGAACACCGGCATTCAGCACAAGCTCCTTAAAGGTATCCTGCGGAATCTGTGTAAATTTCATTGATTTCCTCCTATATGGTATTGAAAATTGCGGCAACGTTCAGTTGCCGCAATTTGATGGATTGATCTGATTCAAATGTGGAATTGATGCACCACGGCTCACCGCGCATAAGCCAAACTGTGCCGGTATCACAAGGCAGCTGAACGCCTCCACGTCCTATCGTGCGGGAAATTTCCTCTGCCTTGGCGTTCGGCTCTGCCTCTTTCTCCGTGTGATACCACAGCTTTACCGTCAGCGAGTTCGCCATATCGCCCCACCCGCCGACGGAGACCGAATAGGTGAGGTAAGGCATTACGGTGTCGCTCGGTACTGCTGTATCCGGGTACGCGGGGAGATTAAAGCCGGAAAAAAACTTGTAGAGCGCTTCTGTTGCCGTCATTTTGTCAGCTCCCATTTCTCGGCGGTAACCTGGCACATATCCAAAGTGCCGACCGTGGGTGCCTGCTTATCGCTCCCGTTGCTCGTCACCCGGAAAATTGCGCCATCGGAAAGCCGCTTGAATACATCATGGAAAGAAAGTGGATTCGCGCGGCGGGTGGTAATGGTGTACACACTGGTAACGCCCTCCTTCTCCGCGATTCTGGATTGCATGGATGTATCCAGAATAATAGCCGCGTCGAACTCCGCGCCCTGTGCCCATTCCGTTGCCCAGCCGCCCTCCCCATCCGGGGTGCGCTTCTTTTCCATCAGGGTGCATTTTGTGTTGAGGTAGTAATCAAGCAAGCTCATATCTTCCTCCATATCCGTAAGCGCGGTGCAAATACCGTTTTCCAGCTCGTGCTTTCGCCAGAGCCGGACGAACCGCTTGCCTTTGTGTACGAGTAGCCACCGAAAGATTCGCTTTGATACGGGCTTTGTACGGCCTCAGCGTTCTTCTCCTGCCATGTGTTGATTTCTTCCAGAATCGTTAGCACCTCCGGCGGTACGCAGATTTCCGTAACGATTCCGGTATAAGTTTCGTTCCGCAAATCAGCATCACCGTACACGTGAATCCCGTTATTCCTCCGGCTTCCTTCGATCAAATAATAATCGCCGGTTTCAAGGCCAGGAATAACGATCCGGTTCCCGGTGATTTCCTCCCCGGTAAACTGCCAGTGCAAGCCGGGGAAGAAATTACGCAGGTACACAAGCAGTTCATACAGGCTTACCGCATTTCCCATGTGGCTCCCTCCTTTACCGGCTCTTTACAACGGCCAAAATGTCCGCTTTGTTCATTGCGGCGCTGACCCCGGAAATACCGTTTTCTTTGGCGTACTCCAAAAGCTGCGCTTTCGTCATTCCGTCAAAGTCCACGGTTTCCGGTGCGGGTTTGCCAGCTGTCAGAGCCGCCTTTAACCCCCCGCCGGGGTGACAGTGGCAACGGCGATGCCGTCCAGGTACTCCGCCCACAGTTTCATGCCCATGATGGCGTACATATCGCCGGTAGCCCGGGAATAGTCGCCCTCGACATGTACGCCGATCAGGTTCGTTTCGCCCTTCACGGTGTAATTCAGCCCCAGCTTGGCAAAGTCGCTGTCGCTCGGGTCGACGTAGTACAGGTCGATGTTCTCAACGGGGGTTGCAATCACCTTACCGGCGGCGACGTACTTGTCAGGCAGGAGGAAAAGGGTGTTGTAGCCCAGGAAGTTCTGAACATAGGTAAGGCCGAACATGGTCTGGGTGGTAATCTCCTTATCGCCCAGGTAGTCGTAGAAATCCATGATGTTGGCAAAACCAACGACCTCGGTCACGTCCTTGTCCATGCCCATGAACTTCGCAAGCACCTTGCCTTTTGCCTGTGCGAGCGCCAGCTGCCAGGTCTTGGGGGTCAGCGCCAGGGAGCCGGTAGCCAGGAACGTGTAGAAGTCACCCAAAACCTTGTTTTGCAGGGCAACCAGGAAAGCGTCGTCCGTCTTTTCTACGGCGACCTCTGCGCCGTATTTGGCCACACTCTCGATGGTAACGCTCTTTGCGTACTTGGCCACCTCGATGTCGCCATAGGTGACGGGGGAAACCTTCATCTTAGTGAAGGGGATCTCGTCGCCTTCCGCTACGGTGGCGCCGCCCTGCAAATCGCCGTCTACCTCTGCCTTGTAGGATACCAGTTTCGTGCCGGGTGCCTTGCGGATAGGCCGCATAATGCCCAGAATGGTGCGCAGTGCGTCCCAGTTATCGTTGAACCGGGTTACAAAGTCCACCTCTCGCGCGGACGTGGTGAACTGTGTGGAAATCGTTACGTTTTCTTTTGCTGCCATTTGTACAGCTCCTTTCAAAAAAGTTATTTGTTTTCGCTTGCCATGCTTTCAGCAAGCGCGGCCTGTCTCTCAGCGGTGGACAAAAGATACCGTCCTTTATCGTCCTTTTTGTAGATTTCAGCGCGGCTCTTTGCACCACCAGAGGTGTCAGGCGGGGTCTGTGTTTGGGTGCCGGTGGTGGTAGTCTTGCCGATCAAGCCCTTGTAATCGCCGGAAAGCAGTCCATCCAGTGCGGCGGTATCTTTGATACTTTCGCCGTCCAGCTTCAGACCATCAATTTCAGCTTTGGCTCCACGGATAACCAGCCCCATGCTCTCGGCGGGTATGCCCTTGCTCTGGAAGTACGCCCGCGCAGCCTTTTCCTTGGCGGCGGCGCTCTCCTTTGCGGCAACTCCGTCTTTGAAATCCTGAAAGTCTTTCTTTTCCTTCTCGTACTTGGCCTTGTAGCCGCCGTCAGCGTCTTCCTTTTTCAGATCATCCAATTCCTTTTGAATGCCAGGAAGTTTCTCAGCGTCGGCCTTGTACTTCCCGATATCGGCTTTCAGGCCGTCCACGGTATCGGTGTGTGCTTCAATGATGGTGTCTACCTGTTCGTCGGTAAGCCCCATCCCCTTCAAAAGTTTGCGAGTTAATGCCATTGTTTCAGTCTTCCTTTCTTCGCCCCTATTCTTCGGGGACGACTGTGATATAAAAGCCGCTATACTTCGCGGGTTTTACCGAAATAAACAAAAAATGAGCCGAACAGTACGCAAAATATACGTACTGTATCGCCCCTCAAATCGCGTCAGCGTTTTTGAACGCTTCCATAAGTTTGGGAAACTGGATAGCGAAAAAATCTACCATTTCCTCGTTCTGTGCCCATTCGGAGTTTTCCGCAAGGCCACTTTCAAATAGGAATGCATGGATAATCTCATGCCGCTTGTTCTTTCTGATCTGAACTTGTAAGTTTTTCTTACAAGTTTGGTCACCGACGTGCTTGCTATAGCTATCCACAACCAGTTCTTTGCTGGTTTCGTCGCAAAATCCATCGCATCCCGCCAGCCGTGAATCTTCGTCTTCGCCGCAAACGGAAAGCGTGTACTCAGCTCCAAGAATGTTAATTTTTCTGGTATCCACGCCCCGTCAATCTCCTTTGCTGAGTTCGTCTTTCAGAATATTCTTGTACGTTCCCTGATGATCGGCGATTGACGGCTTAATAAACGGGTGCGCCCGATTGCCAGCTGTCCAATGCCAAATCCCTTGCGCGTCCTGGTATTTCCACGGAGTGGGACGGCCTCCGCCTCCCTCGGCGTATTTGCCCGTTCCCATTTCCTGGTAAATGGCGTATTCGGTCGGCGTTCCAACAATGGCTTTTTTCCCATCCTCCACGGTATGTGTAATGGTGTTGCGCAAATTCCCAGTATCAACGGGGCATAAATCCTTGGCATATTCTACAGCTTTTTCTCCGCAGCGTTCTAATCCGCGCTCACACGCTTCACCAAGTGCGCGGAGGGTTTCGTCAGAGTTATTCACAAATGTAACGCTCATTTCCCCTCCTTTTCTGCTTCTTCCAGAGCCGGTCTTGTGCGGTTCGTGGCGGCGCATACGCATAATCCACCACAAGCAGGGATTCCAGCCCGCTTCTTTTTTATCCGGTTGGAATATTTGGGCATAGAAAAAGCACCATGCAATTTGCACAGTGCTTTCAGCCCTTGCCATATTCTAATTACAAAGCTTTTCTATCTCTTCCCTCTTGCAGTCCAATAGTTCGTTGTTTTTGTCCAGTTCTACAAGGTAGAAAATGCCACCAGTATCACGAACATCGACGACAATTCCTGTGTCGCCTGTCTTGAGGACTTTTACATGGTCGTATTCTTTAATCATGCTTCCCCACCTCGATTCTTTCTAAAACTGGTTACAATTCTCGGTTTGCTATCCGGCGTATCTTGTATCCACCCCGTAACAAAAGACCGCTTCTTTGTAACTCCCAACTCCATGTAGATGTTAAATTGAGTTGCTCCGCCGCCCAATTCCTTGAACTCCACAGCTTTGCTCATATCAAACTGCCTTGCCATATCGTATCGCAGCTTAAGCGGATTATCTGCTGTGTAGCCAACATCGAAGAACTGGTCGGCGTGCTTTGCCCCATCTTTCAGGAAATATCCCGTGTATTTCTTCGGAGTAGTTATACACTCAGCATTCTTTACAACATCGGTCTGCCGTTTCGTTGTTTTGAGCGTCTCCCACCCATCAATATCATTATACTTCAAATCTTGGAATTTTGCAAACGTTTTCGGGGCTTTATTTCCCAAAACATTTACAAAATCAGCATATTGCCGTTGGTCGGCCTGATAGTTCTTGCCAGCTTTTACCATGCCCGCCCATTTTTCTGGGGGATACTGCGCTTTCTTCTCGTCGTACCATTCTTTGTACGATTTTTTCTTGATAAGCTCATATTCCCCAGTTTCGGGATTCTTCACGCGCATCATGTGGGGTTCTGCTTCCAGATCATCGTCCGTGGCATTCACCACCGTGCAGCGGCAATTATACAGCTCATGCCCAGGCGCTCCCAACGATCCATCCCCGGGGAACATCATCTTATAGCCGCCGACATCAAACGGCTGATCGTAGTCCACAATCTGATTGTCTGCCATCCCGTGATCGTGGCGGGTGCGCAAATCCTTTGTGGCTACCCACTTTTTCTTGGATTTAATGCCCCACATTTCGTCAGCGGCGGCGTAGCTGTCCATTCTACCGGCATTCTGTGCGGCGGTAACTGCCGTTCTTGCCGCTCGAATGGCGCTTACACGGCTCATTGTGACGATTCTGGACTGCAAATCATCGGATATCTGCTTGATGCTTCTGCCTTGCAAAATGGAGCCTGTAACGCTTGCTGTAATCTGCTGCTTTCCAAAAGCCAAATCAATGCCCCGCTTTAGCGCAAGCCTTTCGGGGTAGTATGGCATTACGTCCGGCTGCTCCACAATTAAGCGCTTTACGGTCTGCTCGTCAAAAAGCGTAAAATCCGCACTCGGGTGAACTCTCTCAATGGTATAGGCGGTGTAATTCCGATTCAGGGAGTAAATTCCCGGCGTAGCGTCGTTCACATAGGCAAGCGCCACCTCTTTTGCTTCCGTCGCACGTTCGGCCAGCTTGTCCCGGAGCGCTTCCAACCGTGCCCCGCGCCCCATCTGGTTCAGCCGCCATTGTTGGTAGTCCTTTTCAGTCCATTCCTTACCGTTGCGCTTCTGGCCTATCAAGTCCTGCATCTTCTTATCCTGATCGGCAAAGTGCTTGAAAAAGGCATCTATTTCCTCTTGCAGCTCTTTAGCCGCCTTAGAATATACGGAGTTAATGCGGCGCTCCAAGTCGGCAAGCGCCCTATCGGTTCCTCTATCGGCTTCATTCGGTCTGGCCATCCTCATCACCGCCGTAAACCGTATTTATGTCAGCGTCCGCTTTCCTTTTCAGGATTTCCGGCACTTCCTCCGGCAAAAGAAACGGGAGGTGTTTCAGAACCGTTTCTTCATCAAGGAACGCAGCCGCCGAAAGCACCATATTTGTTTCCTCAGTGCGATTTATTACCTTGTTCCACGTAAATTCCGGCTGTGGATTACTGATACCAGCAACAGCGCAAATCTGCCGAATGAAATCTATCAAGAAATACTCGAAATCGGCACATTTGTTGTCCTGTGGCTGATACGCCGCCGAAATCTCTGTAGCCGTTTTCTCAGCGCCCGCCAGAGCCGTCACATCAAGCATCTGGGCGTCTTCGTACAGGTCACGGCGTAAAATATCCAGCATGGTTTTTCGGGCTTCTACGGGAACGTCAAGGGTGTGGGCTTCTGCTGCCGTTCCATCGGAACTATCTACCACATTCGCTTTTACGCTCTTCATTCTCTGAATGAACTGCGCCAAATCCTTATCGTCCATAGCGCCGGTATTATGCAGAATCCAGTAAATTCCGCTGGTATCGTCAATTTGGTTGGCAAACCCGGATTTGATAAAATCATAGCAGTCTATGGAGCCGCGCAACCCAACGAGTTCGCTTTCGTGGGTATCGTTGCCATACAATACCGCAATAGGCAGGCGGGTGTAGTTCTCGTCGCACACATCCACAACGCCCAGATCGTTCCTCAGCTCCTTGTGGATATATGCGCGTTTCTCGGCCATGGGCTGCGCGTCGTCGCTTCCCTCCGCGCTCCATTCGCTCACGCCGTCCAACTCGTAAAGCGTAGCCCGGAAAACAGTTTTTCGGCCAGTCTCCCGGAACCAGTACCGAATACCGGCCATCAACTCCGACGTTTTTTCGTCCAGCAGTGGGACAAATCCCGGATTTCCGGGAGTATCGGCGAATGAAAACACTTCCAGATGATCGAGATTCCAATAGCCGTAGGAAACGCCCTGCGCCAGTGCCAATTTTGCCGCCGTTTGCAGTTTATTGTCGAAGTCCGCGCCCAGCTTTTCCTTTTCGTCCATGCTTACGCCATTGGCGCAAATATAGCCCACTTCCTGCGTCACCAGCCGCCGAAACGTTAGCGTTTTAAGCCGGTAGTCGCTGCTCCAAATATCAGGAGTTTTGTTCCCGGATAAGGTGAAAAGGAACTTCTGGAATTTCTCAATGGTGATATTGTGCTTGTTATAGTACGCCATACCGTCAGCGGCGTCTTTGTACGCCTTGCTGCTCTGGTGCTCTCGCACTGCATCACGTATGAATTCCCCGGTAGTCCCCTTTGCAATGGCTTCTTCCAAATCTTGATAAATTTTCATGAATTTTCTCCAATAGCAGAAATCTCGCAAAATCACAACAGCAACGCAGCGGCGGGTGAAATCTTGTTTTTCTTCTCCACTTTGTATTTCATAATGGTGTTGCAAAAGTACCTGATATCATCCATAGCGTGATCGTTATCTTTCACTACCGCGTCCTCCGTTTTCTTATCGTCCCACCTGTAAAGCCCGAACTCGCGAATGGCATCCGTGCAACACCGGTGAATTTTTATATTCCCGTTCTTGAGATATACCGCCGTTCGCCGAATGCCATCAAGAACGGCGTTGTCCGCCTGCTGGGCGCGGAATCCACGGCGTTTCAGGGCGGTAATGAAAGAAGCCGCCGAAGGGTCGATAACCGCCCTCTTGATTTCGTAGCCGTCCGTCAGGCTCTCCACAGCGTCGCAATATTCCTCGTCAGTTTGCTGCCTGCATTCGGCTCTACCATCGTAGTAATACTCTTTGATTCTTACCGCCTTATTACCATCCACAGCCCATAATCCGCATGAAAACGGATTCAGGGTGCCATAGTCGATGCTTATGTAGTAGTCTGCGAAATCCGGTATTTCGTCCGTGATATTCGCTTCCGAAAAATCGTATATAAGCCCCTCCGCCAGCGCCCATTTCCCCAAAATGTACCTATCATAGAACACCGTTCCGGCATATTCTTTTTTCAGATTTTCAACAAAAGTGGGGGGTAAAAATGGATTATCGTCTATTGTGTATTCTTGGCTGAAAATATCGGCATCACTATCAAGGAATCTCTTTAGCCAGTGGTTGGGATACTGTGGATTGTATGTGCCATCGAAGCAGGAATACTCCTTATCAAGCCGGCTTTTCAGGAGGGCAAAAACTTCCTCCGACCAGTCCGCGACCTCGTCGCCGTAACAATACTTGATAGACGCGCCGCGAATCTTCGATACCTGAGACACTTTTTCCGCGCCGAGGCAATAACACTTCTCGCCAAAAATCCATGCTGTATTATCGCTGGAAATCGCCCCAACAAGTTTATCACCGTACAGATTCCGCATAGGCTCTAGCACGTTTCGCTCTATTGTGGATTTTGTAACGCCCAAAATAACGGAAAGCCCATCCTTCCCGGCGCGTTCTCGAATCCGCATGGGAATAATCCATTTGAAATCAAGATATGTCTTCCCGCTTCTGGTCGCGCCGCCCTTGAAATTCCATCGGTGATTCCCATACCTTGCAAATTCAATCTGTTTCGGGCTTAATAGCATCTCTAAACTCCTTAATTAGCCCATCCAGCTTATTGAGGCTATCATTACCGCTTGCCGTGTTTCTTGTGGCCTTATCAACGATAATCCCGAAAGATGTTGCAATCTGGCTTAACGTTGCGGCTGAAATCTTTTCGGGGTCAGTGAGCGCTTTCAGATGCAAAGTGATTGCTTCTTGCATCGCCGCTTTTTGTGATTCCATGTACGCCATCATGTCGGCGGTATTCTCTTCTTTTTTTTGCTGCACTTTTTGGGCGATATCCGGTGAAGCGCTGACAATCCTTTTCACAGTCTGGTGAGTTACGCCATGCTTTTTTGCAACGGCGCTGTACGACTGCATTTCTATCCAGTCGGCAATTATTCTTTTTTTCTTCCGATCTGTAATCCTTGCAGCCATAGCACCACCTCTCATGCAAAATAGTAAAAATAGCGGGAAAGGCCGGAGTTGAACCGGCATTCTTTCCTCTTATCACAAGGCTGCTCTCCTGCCTTGCTACTTCCCCGCATCCCTCCGGCTTACGGTGCCGGGGAACCGCTTTGCCCGTTTCCGGGTTTCGTCGCCGGCGGGAGGCCATCGGCGATATATATGGCGCGAGGCCGATTCAAACGGCCTTCTGTTGGGGAGAGAGCGCCCAACTCGCTATCTGCCGCGCCATGCAAAAAGAGGCTCAGGAACACCCCCAAGCCTCTTGCGCTTTTTCTTTTTTACCAGTATAGCACATTCAAACTGGAAAATCGTCTCATTTTTTTCTCATTTTTCAGCTTTCAGTCTGCCCATACAGGCATAGCGTGAAATGTCGTAGTGCTGAATCCCGGCGTCGGTAAACCTGAGCTTTTTCCACTCCAAGCTCTTCACACAGGGCATCGACGTTGCCCCTAGCCGGGCTTATGTAGAATCTGCTCAGTATCTTCTTTTCATCGACGCTAAGCGATTCAAGCCCGGAATCCACAAGCGACACCCATTTTCTCGCCTGTTCCAGCGAACGCGCCAATTCCTCGCGGTGAACGATATTCGATAGCATCATATCTTCCCGGCCTGAGCCGCCGCCGCTTACCGGCGTACCGTCAGCCGTGGCGCTTCGGATACTCTGCATAGCGGATTCCAGCCGCGCCATTTCTTCGGGAATGCTTTTCAGGGACTGCCTCTTTGCACTGTATTCCTTTAGCTTTTCAATGGCCTCATACTTCCAGTTCATTCCGTTCCTCCTTGCATATCTTATTAAATCCATGTATAGATATACACAATACACACAAGATATAGAATTATATTATATATACTATACAGGGATAAAGCTATAATATTAAATTCCGTCTCCTGTTTTTCGTTTTCGCCCTCCTTTCTGTACAATCCTTCCCAGGCGGGCAAGGCCGCTTTTCCCCGCGGACGAATATGTAATTGCAGCACCGGCTGCCTTCGTAGTATCCGAAGAAATACCGGCACCCGACGCAGTACTTCCTGCTATCCTTGTATTCCATATTGCCACTAGAGAACAGGCAGGCTCCCAATCCCGCCGAGCATCCCGGTTTCTTGGCATATCATGAGCAGTTTTGCCTGCGCCGTCATCCGAATTTCAGCCGGTGCCCGTTCCGCTGCCGTGTGCAAGACGGAAATACACTCAATCCCCTTTCCTTTGTCCACAGACAGCACATAGGACGTCGCAGATACCGCAGAGGCGAACCACTCCGGGACGTTGCCATAGGCGTATTTTGCAAACATCCTCCGGAGAATCTTTTCCGGGTCAGATTCTTCCTGCTCGATGGTGGTTATCTCCCATTCCCCGGACTTGACGACCTCTTTCACTGTTTCGGTCAATTTTTTTGCAAGCATCTCGCGTGCAGTCTTCATGAGCAACGCATCATCAAATTTGAAATCCTGTTCTGCCATTATTCATGTACCTCCAATTCCTTATTCTTTCTATCGCGGTATCTCCTTTTAGCGGCTCTCTGGGCGTGGGATTTCTGGCACTCAAAACTGCAATAGATTTTCTGTTTGATTTTGCCCTGCGTGAATTCCTTCCCACACTGGGGGCATATTTTAGAAATGCCCTGCGGGGCTTCCACGTCCTCCACATCGGCCTGAATCGGCGGGTGGTATCCGTGCATTGCCATGTGCTTCCCGTAGCTCGTCCCGGCCTTCTGGGCGGCTATGGAGCACATGGTGAGATAGTCCGGCTTATTACTTATGTTTTTCATCTCTTATCTCCCGATACGTATCGATGATATCCTCGACGATCGCAAGAATACCGCTCACCAGAAGTGCAACAAACAAAACGCAGATGAGCAAAAGTACAATAAGCAAAAGAACAGCGCCGATTATTTTAATCATTTATGTTTCTCCTTCCTTCTTGGCGATCCGCTTTCCGCCGCCTGCAAGACGATCTCCCCGGAGGGATTTGTTGCGGTGTAGGGGTACGCATCTGATATCATAGGCATCTTTAGCTTCCTCCTTTTCGCCGCGTGCGGGCATCCATTTTCCGGAAGTCTTCTCCGAACAAACGGCTATCCGGCATAGAATAATTCTCGGCGCCTGAGGACAGGGCAACATACATTGCCGTAAGAACGCCATGCGCTTCTTCCGCGTCGGCGTATTTCCCGATAGTTACAGCTCTATCCGCGCTGTAACTTGCTATCACAAGCACCGCATCCGGCTTCTCGACAATGCAAAACCGCTGCACAAAAAGCGAATCAATAATGCTTTTCTTATCACTGGAGAAAATATACATATCTACCTCACATTCTTCAGGTGCCCCGATTCTGACGTGACTTCTTGGCAGCCAGCCGGTGCCGTGCCCGGCAATATCCGCATAGCAGCCACCGCGGATTGTCCCGCTGCCGTCCACACATGGAGCACAGACCGGCGGCTTTGTACGCCGCACGCCTTTCCCGCGCCCGGGCATTTATCCGGTCTTTCTGCTCTCGGGTAAGCACCCGCAGTGGCGCTGAGTTGATGCAGTCCGGGTAGGGACAGTTGAAGCAATCAGTTGCCTTGCAGTTCATACGCCGCCTCCAGTCTGTCCAGATCTCCGGACAGGTATAAGCACATTGCCTCGATGACGATGAAGTTGCACAGCATATCAAAATCGGCAAAGTCAACGTCGTTCGGCTTGTCCTTGCGCTGTCCGGCTGTCTTCTGCATCATCATTTTCCGCAGTGTCTCGCAGTGCTCTTTCAGCCCCGGAATATCGGGCTTTTGGCCGCCCATTTGGAGGAACGACCACATTGCATCGAAAGAATCGTGCTTAACGTCAATCGGCTTTTTCATGCGTAGCTTTCCTCCCCTTTTTCTTTTCTGCAATCCGTTTTTTCTCCGCTTCTTTCAAAGCGTTAAACACCATGATGTAAATATCCATTGTGTAGTCAGTGTCCACCGGAATCAGCGGGGCAACAAAATGCCAACAGTCCATAATAAACGTGATATCACTTTTCATTCCCCGCACCTCCTACCATGCCACATACAGGCAATCCATCGGAATTTCCTCTGCCTGCTCGTAAATGCAATTCCGCAGACTTTCAAGCACTTCAACGGCATAAGGGATATCGGCCACTTCTCCGTATTTCACGTATTTCGCCCAACATACACGCAGCTCTTCGATACCTTTTTCGATATTCCCGATCACCTCGGAGCACCTGTAATATTCTCCCTGCTTGTAATCCCACCCGGTACAAGCCCGGAACATCTTGCCCAGATTATACGTGGGGCTGCTGTATTCCGGCTCGGCGATTTGTGCGAACTTATCGCATCCATCCACCTTAACGGCGATTCTCAGATCATAGCTCATTTTTCTGTGTCTCCTTCCTTCGGTGCCGATGGGAGTAGGTGCATTCCCATTGGTGAAAGCCCTGTATCCTCATACTGTGCAAGGCGAGTATAGAGTTCTGGCACTATGCAGCCATTTCGACACCCACCCGGCTTATTGCTGGGGCGCATGCAGTAGTTAGCCTGCCCGCAGCATTCCCACGGATCAAGATTTTGCCAGTGTTCAACCGTCAATCGTTTCATCGTTTTTCCTCCTTTGGCAATTCTGGAAGCGGCATCCAGTGGGTGATGTAGCTTGCCCACGGTTGAACATCTTCACTGTCGATCAGAGCGTTTATAACCGTGCCCCCGTCCATGCTCCAGACCTTCTGCTCGTGGCAGTAGTCAGCAACTGTAACCACCGCATTTTCGCCCTTATCGTCCCATATGTCCCGATACCTGTATCGGTATGCTACGATGTATTTTTGCCAGACTTCATCGCTCTCCGGCAACCTCTCACTGCACGGAATCCACCTTGTCCGCTCCAACGCCTCCATACCCATCCGGCAGGCTTCGTTTACCTCGTCCATTCCGTCATAATGCTCCCGGCGTTCCGGGTCGAGGATTTCAATCGCTCGGTCAATCGTCATCGCCCTTATCCTCCTTACTCTTGGCATGATTCGCACCGCGAACAAATCAAATGCGCCGTCCGCTGTTGGGAATTCCCGTTCATACGTGTCGAGGAGTTCTTTGATTGCCGCCTCCCGGCTTATGTAATCACTCATTTCAATTCCTCCAAAGTAATCTGCCCATCAATGGGCGTATTGTCGGCCTCTTTCCGCTTCCGTTCCGGGACGACTTCTCTCACAAGGGGCTTGCGGCGTATTGCCCGATTGAATGCCCCACAAGCAATCCATCGTCCCGCCCAGTCCGTCGCTTCACTATGGGTAAGCCCGTACACTTTGCATTTGCCAAGCACTTTATCGTGATACTTGCCCTTTATGAAGTTGCTACACTCCCGGCACGTATGCCCATCCAAAACGCCGAAAAACCGGTGCATTAGAGCAAGTTTACGTAAAGCCATTATAGTTCCTCCACATAGCACCAACTCTGGGGCGGTTTTTCTACCGCGCAATCATGGCACGTCCCGCACTTTGGAATGGCGATACCCAGGTCGTTATATTTACATTCACGGTTCCATGGTTTGAAACGATAGAGTGGCTTCGGCATATCGTAGATTTTTAGGTTGGAAATGTGCCAGCCGTACAGTGTTGCACCTTTTCCGTAGTCCCACAAAGCACCGTCCACAAGCCTAGTCTGCGCCACAAAGTCATCGTCCACATCGTAGATTCCATACGGTTCTGTTGCCGCCTTGATGGTTTCAACCCGGTCGCAAATAAACTCCCCAATGACCTTGCCCCATGAGCCGCGCAGTCTGCGTGCGTCGTTGCCTTGCGTGCAGTAGATGTAGCATTTGAACGGCGTGTCCAGCTTTGGCCTGGTTTTTCGCACCTCAACGGTCTTTTCGCCTCTGGCAATCTTCTCCACCCACTCCGGGCGGATGCTGATAAGTACCGCTTTAGCCATTGTCAGCCCTCCTGTTCCAAGCCTCACGTGCTTTTTCGGGCAGATATGTAAGCCCAGATGTTGCGCAGCACCTTTTGCATACCACGGTATACGCCCAATGCCGTTTTTCCGTATCTTCGACCGCTTCACGGTCAACGTTTATCTCTGCCTCGCCCCCGCAAAACGGGCAGGGCTTCAATTCGATTTCTTCCATTTTTCAGCCCTCCGGTTCCAATCCTCCACCGCCATGTCAAAGGCCCGTTCCATTAATGCCGCACCATGCTGCACCGCTAGGTGTTCCCGCCGGAACAGCGGCTTGCACCGCACCTCCACCCAGGCCCCGCAGCCTCCGATTGCACTACGCCGTACCTTCGGCATTCGCCCGCAGAACGGGCAGGGCTTCAATTTGGTTTCTTCCATCGTTATCTCCTTCCTACGGCAAATCCCAATAAGATTTCATTTCCTTGCCGATCTCCACCGCCAACTTCGTGGCGATGATTCTGGCGTGTTCGTACTGGGATTTTACACCCAGTTTATAATTGCCTTCCCACTTCTTTTCCGGGTACTTTTTGGCTTCCCGGATGTTGGCATCGTTCGCTGTTATAAGTCCCGCCTGGTACAGATTCAGCAGTCGTACCAGCTCCTGCTTTTCCGCAAGTTGCATGTTATCTCCTTCCCGCCCGGGTTGCCCCGGGCTTATCGCTTGTTTTCATTCTCCCAAAAATCTCCACTCCAAAGCTATCCATGCAAATTCATAGGGCAAAGACCCTTTCCAAAACTCTTGCGCAATCCTGTTTGCATTGTTCCGCTTAACGCCTTTCGACATCAGCAGTTTTACAAAACGTTTTCGTGTCATTGGTCTCTCCTAACAGTGTCGATTTCGAGGCGGTTAAACCATTTCCGTGACCTCACGAAAATGATCTATCCCCACTGTTCCGCCATAGCTTTTGCAATACCGGGGAAGGTCTTTGAACGAGTTTTCTGATCTCGTTCTTTTCTGCCCTGGAATCTGCGGTAGTTTCCGTGAGCGTCCTTGCATCCACCATTTACATACGGTTCGTGATTGGTAACGATTTGCGTTGGGTAAAGTTTTGGCAACCCTTTCAGCCACAAGCAAGTCCGCTTACTGTAGGGGTGGCCATGCTCGTAAGGCTGTATTGCCTGTGTATACGGCGGCAATTCAACAATTTTCATAGGCGTTGGATTTTCCACCGCAATCATGGGAATATCGGCGTTATAAAATTCCATGAAAAATGCTTTTGCTTCCATTGCCAGAGACCATCGTTCCGGGACGATTTCGCCGTTTCTCCGCATTCTTACAGCCCAAGCGTTCGTCAGATATGTACACGGCGGATGTGCTATCAGCAAATCCCACCGCCCCACATCATGGGTCTGTCCGTCCATGGTGACGATTGTGCCGCCCTTGATGGCTTCCAGAGCGTCACCCAAAATGTGCCATTCAGGTTTCCCGCCGGACGGCTCCTGGATGTCGCAGGAATATGCTTCATGCCCCAGCGCCCGGAACGCCTTGCACTCGGTTTGCGATTCCTCGCAGGCTATCAAAACTTTCATGGCTTTACCTCCGCAAACTCCCCGTTTTTCAGCGTGTACGGTGTATCCGCCTTGATTTTTTCACCATCGACATACTCCGTTTTCACACATACCGAAACGTATCGTTGCTTTGCTCCATCGTATTTCCACTCTGCAAGTGTAATCCAGCAGCCAATTGGCGCTTTTACCACAGAGCCATGTCCGGCGCAGCAAATCACGGAATCGCTTCCAGTGCAGTTAATCTGGGCGTAGTTCCCGGAGCTGCCAATCTGGGCGTAGTTCCCGGAGCTGCCAATCCAGGCGGAGTCCCCGGAGCTGCCAATCTGGGCGGAGTTCCCGGAGCTGCCAATCCAGGCGGAGTACCCGGAGCTGCCAATCTGGGCGTAGTTCCCGGAGCTGCCAATCCGGGCGGAGTCCCCGGAGCTGCCAATCCGGGCGGAGTACCCGGAGCTGCCAATCCAGGCGGAGTCCCCGG